CATCAAATGATGCAAATACACAAGATGTTTCAATAACAAAAATAGACAGATCAGCTTATGCTGCATTACCTAATAAATTAGCAACTGGACAACCATCACAATATTATGTTGATAGACAAACAACACCAAAAATATATTTATACCAAGCGCCAGATTTAAATACTTACAACACACTTAAATTTTATGTAATCAAAAGAATTGAAGATGCAGGTGCGTATACAAATGATGCAGATGTTGCATATAGATTTTTACCGTGTATGTGTGCAGGATTAGCTTATTACATATCTATGAAAAAAGCACCTCAGCTTGTACAACAAAATAAATTAATTTATGAGGATGAATTGAAAAGAGCGTTAGATGAAGATGGTCAAAGAGCATCTACATTTATTACTCCACAATCTTTTTATCCTAATGGAGTTTAATTATGCCAAAATGGGCGACAGGTAAAACATCACAAGCTATCTCCGATAGATCGGGTATGGCATTTCCATACAATGAGATGGTAAAAGAATGGAATGGATCACTAGTTCATTATTCTGAGTTTGAGCCTAAGCATCCTCAAATTAGAAGAAAACGTATTGTAGCTGATGCTATTGCTTTACAAAATACAAGACCACAAAGATTTCAACAACCTACAGATAGAAGTGGTGTTCAAGCAGATTCAGGAGGAGCTTCGGTTGGTGTAGCAGATTTAACACTTCCAGGAGATTTTGCTTTTATAAATCAAGGTACATCTGAGATGATTCCAGCTGATCCATCCTTACAAAATAGAAGAAGACAATTATCAATACAAGTTAAATCCGTAACAGTGAGTATTACATAATGGCAATTACATATTCAGCATTCTTAACACAAGTAAGAGACTATACAGAAGTTGGAAGCACAGTTTTAACAGATCAAATTATACAAGATTTTATAAGATCAGTAGAATTAGATATCGCAGGTAAAGTTGATTATGATGATCTTAGAAAATATTCAACATCTACATTTACATCAGGCAATAGATATGTAAGCTTACCTGCTGATTTAACTATTATGAGATCTGTCCAAGTAATCGATGGATCCACAAGAACTTTTTTAGAGAGAAGAGATACAAGTTTTATTTCTGAATACAATAATAATGCTGCAACAGGTCTTCCTAAATATTGGGCTAATTGGGATGATTTTAATATTCTTGTAGCACCTATACCAGATTCTGCATATACTGTACAAATCAACTATATTACAGATCCACCAGAATTTACATCAACTAACAATACATTTCTTTCTACTTATCAAGAATCAATGTTGTTACATGGTGTATTAGCTGAGGCTTTTAGATTTTTAAAAGGTCCTATGGATATGTACAAACTGTACGAAACAAAGTACAATGAAGAAGTACAGAATTTTGCTCTTCAACAAATGGGGAGAAGAAGACGTGCAGAATACGATGATGGGGTACCAAGAATTAAGATACCTTCACCATCACCAAATACGTAATTTTAAAGGAGAACAATTATGGCTATTACAACTAATGCAATTTGCAATTCATTCAAAAAGCAATTGTTAGGTGGCGAGCATGATTTTGATAGTGCTGCAGATACATTTAAATTAGCAATGTACACTTCTGCTGCATCTATTGGAGCATCAACAACTAACTATTCATCAACTTCTGAAGTATCTTCACCAGCAGGTTATACTGCAGGTGGTAAAGCTTTAGTTAACCAAGGTGTTAAAGTATCATCTGGTGTCGCTATCACTAGCTTCGCTAATTTATCTTTCACAGGTGTTACACTAACTGCAAGAGGTGCTTTGATTTACAATACAACAACTGACGGTGGTACAGGTACTACTGAAGCGGTTGCTGTATTAGATTTCGGTGGAGACAAGACTGCAACATCTGGAACATTTACAATCCAGTTCCCTGCATTCACAACTTCTGCTGCGATTTTAAGAATTGCGTAATTAAGGAACTAAAATGATATGGCTACTTGGGGACAACAAACATGGGGTTTCGAGAACTGGGGTACACTCGGTGATCAAAACGTTGTCCTAAGTAGCACAAATCTTTCTGCATCTTTTTCTGTAGGCACAGCAACAATAGACGCAGAACTTCAAGTAGGTTGGGGTGGAGACACTTGGGGTGAAAACACTTGGGGTGATTTATCAGGTGCTTTTGCAAACCCAACAGGAATTCAAGCTACATTCTCAGTTGGAACAGTCACAACAACAGCTAACGCTAATATTGATGTAACTGGAATACAATTAACTGCAACTAACGCAGGTGCAGTTGGTGGTACATCAGTAGATCAATTAGTAACAGGACAACAATTACAAATATTTAATGGTGAAGAAGTAGTCGGTATTGGTGTTCCAGTAACAGGCTCTCAAGCTACAACTTCTGCAGGCCAAACAACTATTGATCCAACATACCTAATTGGTGCTGGATGGGGTAGAGATACTTTTGGAAACTTAGGTTGGGGTGTCAATTATTCTGTAATACCTGCTGAGGGAACTGGTATTGAATTAACAGCTTCTTTAGGAGATGAACTTGCAATTACTGATGTTGAAGTAACTGTAACTGCACCAGATGCATTACAAATAACTTATGCAAGTCCTTCATTCTCAATTCAGATCGACCAAGATATATTTGTACTAGCTTCTGAAGATCAGTTAGATGCATTTGTTGGGACTATTGCAGATGTTACTGGTACAGCTACAGTAGATGTCACAGGAATAGAATTAACAAGTACAATTGGCCAAGTAGTTGGTGGTACCAGACAAGACGTTCCAGTATCTGGAATAGAAGCTACCTTAACATTAGGAGACTTCACTTTAGTCCAGTCTACTGTTGAATCTATAACAGGACTTGAACTTACATCTAATATTGGAGAAGCAGCGGAAATACCTCAACAAATAATCGGTGTTTCTGGTATACAAATGACAGCCAATATCGGCTCTGTAACCGTTACAGGTAATGCTCTTGTAACACCTACAGGCATAGAGTTGACTTCTACAGCCGGTACCCTTAATATCACTTCATGGCAAGAGGTTGATCCTGGTGTAAACAATGTTTGGTCAGAGGTTGATTTAGCTGCATGATTAAGGTAAAATTATAATTATTTAGGAGACAAAATTTATGGCATCTAGTTATTCAACAGATCTAAAACTCGAACTAATGGTCACTGGCGAAAACGCTGGTACATGGGGTCAAAAAACAAATAACAATTTAGAATTAATTCAACAAGCAATTGCAGGTTATGAAGCAGTAGCACTTTCTGATGGTGGTACAGTTGCTCTTGCAATGTCTGATGCTGCAGAATCAAATGCAAGAAACATGGTTTTAAAGTTCACAGGAACTTTAACAACTGCATCAACTGTAACTATCCCAGATGGAATTGAAAAATTTTACATTATTGATTTATCTGCTGTAACAGGTGTAACAAACTTAACAATCAAAACTGTAAGTGGAACAGGTTTCACTGCAGGTGAAGCTGCAATCGTTGCTGCTTATTCTGATGGAACAGATTTAAATGAGATTGCACTTAACACTTTAGGTGGAACAATTGCACAAGCACAAATTGATGATGCTGCAATTTCTACTGCAAAACTTTCTAACAATGCAGTGACTACTGCTAAAATTTCAAATTTAAATGTGACTGAAGCAAAACTTGCTGCATCCGCAGTTACTGCAGATAAGATTGCACAATCTACAATTACACAAGCAAAACTTGCTACAGACTCAGTTGGCCCAGATCAATTAATTTCAACTGGTGTTACTGCTGCAGAGTATACTTCGGCTACAATTACTGTAGATGCTGATGGAAGAATTACTGCTGCATCTTCAGGTGGAGGTGCTGCAAACATGGTTCTAACTGATACTTTTGGAGGCACAGGAACTTTTACTGCTCAACCAGGAACTTCTAAAATTCATCTTTATATGAGAGGTGGTGGCGGAGGTGGCGGAGGCGCTATCGTAAACGTTGGTGACTCACAATCAGGATTTGGTGGTTATGGTGGATTTGGTTTTTGGAATGTACCAGTATCACCACCGTATTCAGTTCCTTATTCTATGGGAAATGGCGGAGGTGGTGGAGCATCATCTAACGGTCCTGTTGTTAATGGACAAGCAGGAAACCCATCTGTGTTCAATACTAATTTAATTGCTAATGGTGGTAATGGTGGTGATAGTGGAAGCTACAACCCTGGTGACCAACCTCCAGGTAACCCAGGATCAACACCAACGGCTACGTATTCATATCCAACAAGTTTTGTACCTTTACAAGCTTTTTATTCAGGAGAACAAGTAGGAAGAGTACAAGTACTTGAAACCCCTGAAGCACCTAATATTGGTCCTAGTTTTGCTAATGCAAATGGAAAGCAACAAGTCTATGGTCTTGGTGGTGGGGGCGCAAGAGCGGGTGTTCGTGACTCAGGTCTTTCAGGAAACTCTGGTGGTTTTAAAATTTATGAGGATATAGGATAAAGTTATGGCAAAATTAGTTTTTTATAGTGGAACAATTAATAGTACAGCAACTTTTCGTGGAGCAGGTGCAACAGACACAGATATTAATTATATAATTAATGAACCTATTTCTGCTGGAATGTCACAAACATTCGATATAACTCAAGCACAATATGATGGATTATTTGATGGATCTAAAACATTAGAAGTTATAAACGGAGCACCTTCTGTTGTGGACACACCCATTGATACAACAATTCAAACTAACAGTGCTGAAATGTTTTCAGAGTTACTAAATAACTATAAAAAACATTTAAATAGTTTAATTGAAAACAAACCTAACCATTCAAAAATTTCTCAAGCTAACGCTTGTAAAGATTTTCTTGAAACTATAGATGTTTCTACCTTAACTTTTCCAGGTGATTGTTTAGAAAAAATATTAAAAGATAATAATAAATTAATTCAATTATCTGCATTCTAGACTATTTACTTTTAGTTAAAATCAGTTATTTATTGTGTATCTTATGAAAGATAACATTATAGAATTTCTTTATCCTAAAGATTGTAAAGATCTTTTTGATGATGTTTTACCAGAACCTGCACAATTAAACATACCAGAATGGTATAAAGAATTAAATCATAATGAAGAACTATTAACCGTTAAAGGATGTATACCTTTTTTAGATACATTAACAGCAGGTTATATATTAAAAATTCCTCAAGATACACACATAAGATTTAATGTCATAAATGAGGAAAATGGTAAACCTGATTTATTTGTAAAATATTCTTTTGCAAGACGTACTGATGATTTAGTAAGAGTAAAATTAAATTTAAATAATTCTCATCCCGAAAGCCACCCTATAGAACAATTAGGACCTAAATGTCCTTTTCATAATAAAAATAAAAATTTACCTTTTATAAAAATTTTAAATCCTTTTATAATAAAAACACCTCCTGGATATTCATGTTTATTTGTTTCTCCATTAAATAACTCTGATGATAGATTTAATATTATATCTGGAATCGTAGATACAGATACCTTTAACGGAGAAATTAATTTTCCTATAATAGTTAATGGAGATAAATATCCTAGTTTAGATTCCGTTATTGAAAGAGGGACTCCGTATGTTCAAATAATACCATTTAAAAGAGAAAACTGGAAAATGAAAGTTAAAGAGCATAATAAAAATATATTTGTAACTAGATTAGCACAGGCAAAAAGTTTTTTATATAATTACAAAAAACATTTTTGGTTTAAGAAAAAATGGAAATAGAAAAATTTATAAAAGTATATAATGGAGGAATGAAAATTGAAGCTGTTGGAAGTTTGGTTTATTTCCTATCTAAAAAAACATCTTTTCAAGATGCGACTATTGTTGGAAGTAAATCTAGAGGAACTTTAGATAAAAAAATAAGAGATACAAAAACTTATAATTTTGAAGATGGAAGTTACACAGGAATTCATTGGGGTAGCTTTTTAAGACATTTAATATCAAATTATTATTTTGAATATTTAAAAGGGAATAAAGCAAATGCCTCAGATATAATTACATTAGAAGCTTTAAAATATGAAGTGGGTGGACATTATGTTCCTCATGTAGATCACGGTGCGAAAGTACCAAGAACTGTAAGTTCTATTTTATTTTTAAATAATGATTACGAGGGTGGAGAAATAAACTTTCATGATCCATGTGATTATAATAAAATTTATAAAACTATAAAACCAGCACCTGGTAGATGTTTATTGTGGCCCTCTAATTTTATTTATCCACATTCAGTGTCTCCGGTAACTAAAGGAACACGATACGTTATTGTCTCATGGCTGATTTAAATTGGAAATATAAAATAATACCAAAAGTATTTAATTCTAATGAATTAGATATTTTAAAAGAATATACTAAAAGAAAACATTTTTTAAATAGAACTAATTTTGATATGGTTCAAAGTAATAATTATGACACTCGTTTTTATAAGGATGACTTAATGGAAGTTCTTCTTTTAAATAAAAAACATATATTTGAAAAAGCAGCTGATTTAACATTAAATGAAACTTACACTTTTTGGAGATGTTATACTTATAATTCTGAATTAAAAAAACATAAGGATAGGCCTTCCTGTGAAATAAGTGCAACAATTTTTATTGATTCAGATAATCATGACTGGCCTATTTATATGGATGGTAAACCTATTTATTTATCCAGAGGGGATGGTGTTTTATATAGAGGATGTGATATAGAACATTGGAGAGAACCTTATAAAGGAGATTTTCATACACAAGTTTTTTTTCATTATGTAGATGCTAATGGAAAATATGCAGATTACAAAGGAGATATAAAAAGATGAAAATAATGCAAAGTAAAAAAACTGGTGCAGCGGTTATGTATTTTACAGATGAAGAAATAGAAATATTAAAAAAACAAAAACATTTCAAAATTGATCCGTTTACTTTAAAACATTTATCAAATAATCTTGTTAAAATAGCAGCTGAGATTAATGATTATTTACCTGAAGAACTTGAAAAAGTATTATCTGGTGATGAAGACCATATTGCTTTGAAAGAGTGATTCTATACAAGGTGAGTATTATTAGGTATAATATCGTATGCCTTTAACAAACGTACAAATAAGACCAGGATTTAATAAACAAGTAACCGCAACAGGCGCTGAAGGTCAATGGACTGATGGGGATTTTGTTAGATTTAGATATAGCCTGCCTGAAAAAATAGGCGGATGGCAGCAAATTACCGATCAAACATTAGTAGGTGCTGCAAGAGAACAACTCGTTTGGGCTGATTTAGATGGTCGAAAATATGCAGCAATAGGTACTCACAAGGCATTAATTATTTATTATGAAGGTGCGTTTTATGATATCACACCTTTAGATACAGCTTTAACCAGTTGTACATTTGATACAACAAATACTTCTGCAACTGTGACTGTAAATAAAACAGGTCATGGCTTATTAGCAGGAGACTTATTTACATTCACTTCAGTTACACCACCATCAGGTGCGGGATATGTAGCTAATGATTTTGAAACAAATACATTTGAAGTTATATCTGTACCCGATGCAGATACATTTACTGTTACTATGGCTTCTGCTGCAACAGCTACTACTTCTGCAAGCGGTGCTGCAACAGTTAATCCATATATTAAACCAGGGCCGGTAGATCAAACTTATGGTTATGGTTGGGGAACAGATACTTGGAGTTCTGGAGAATGGGGAGAAGCTTCAGGAACATCCAATGTTGTTCTTGATCCCGCATCATGGTCACTAGATCATTTTGGACAAAAACTTATAGCAACTATTAAAAATGGTAAAACATTTGAGTGGGATCCAATTACCGCAGTACCTGCAGCACTATCAACAAGAGCAACAGAAGTTAGTGGAGCACCGACAAGATCAGTGATGTCAATTGTATCTGAAAGAGATAGACATTTAATTATACTTGGAACTGAAACAACAATTGGTAGTGAAAATACACAAGATAAAATGTTTATAAGATTTAGTGATCAAGAGGATATTTCTGATTACACACCAACATCAATTAATACAGCAGGAACATTTAGATTAGATTCTGGTGTTAAAATTGTAGGAGCGGTAAAAGCTAAAGATTATATATTAATTCTTACAGATACTTCTGCATATGTTATGCAATTTGTAGGACCACCTTTTACATTTTCAATTAGACAGGTTGGAAGTAATTGTGGGGGTATTGGTCAACATGCAATTAAATATGTTAATGGAAGAGTGTATTGGATGGGTCAAGCAGGAGGATTTTTTGTATTTGATGGTACCGTTAAATCCTTACCTTGTTTAGTTGAAGATTTTGTATTTACAAATAAAGGAGATAACCTTGGAATAAATTACAACTCAGGTGAAATAGTTTATGCAGGACTCAATCATTTATATGAAGAGATCAGTTGGTTTTATCCGAAATCTGGTTCATCAAGTGTAGATAGAGTAGTTACTTATAACTATACAGAAAACACTTGGACAACAGGATCACTAGCTAGAACATCTTGGTTTGATTCAACATTATACGACAACCCATACGCAACAAAGTTCAACGGATCAGGGACACCGAGCTTTCCAACAATACAAGGTGTAACAGCAGCTAACGGTGCTTTAACATATTACGCACATGAAATTGGAAACAATGAGGTAGATTCGTTAGGTAATAAAACAGCTATACCTGCATTTATTCAATCTGGAGATTTTGATTTAGCTATAGAAGGTGATGGTCAAATGTTTATGTCTATGAGAAGATTTGTCCCTGATTTTAAATTATTAACTGGTAATGCTGAAATTACAATTAATCTAAGAGACTATCCAACGGACACCGCAACATCTTCACCTTTAGGTCCATTTACAATAAATAGCTCTACCGATAAAGTAGATACCCGTGCAAGATCGAGATTTGCTAGTTTAAGAATTGCAAATACATCAACTGATGAGAATTGGAGATTCGGAACATTTAGAGCAGACATACAGCCAGATGGTATGAGGGGATAATGGCTAAAGTAGATATTAATATACCAGAACCAACACCAACATATACTGAGGAAAACCAAAGACAGATTTCTCAGTCGTTGAGAACGTTAAAAGATAAATTAAATACTTCTTTTCAAGAAGAATTAAAACAAGAAGTCGAAAGAGTTTCTTGGTATACAATGAGGTAATATGAGCCAAGGATGTAATAACGTAAATGTTGAACCCACAGTTATTGGTGGTGGAAATGGATCAAATGCTTATGATGCATTTGGAAGATTAAGAGTTTCTAATCCATTTACTATTTTTGATAGTACAAATGTAATGTCAAAGAATAGTCTCTTTGATGAATCTTTAACTGGATCAGGTACAGTTTCATATACCGCAAATAAATCTACAGTTAATTTAAATGTAACTACAGCTAGTGGCGATAAAGTCATAAGACAATCAAAAAGAGTTATGTCTTATCAACCAGGTAAGTCATTATTTATATTTAATACATTTGTAATGAATGCACAAGAATCTGGATTAGAACAACGTGTTGGAACTTTTGATGCAAACAATGGAATCTTTTTTGAAGACACTGGCACAGGTTATCAAATTGTAAGAAGAAGTTATACATCAGGTTCAAGTGTTGATGATCCAATTGCACAGTCAGCTTGGAATGGTGATAAACTCGATGGAACAGGAGCTTCTGGCTATACACTCGATCCAACTAAAGCAACTATTTTATTTACGGATTATGAATGGTTAGGAATGGGAGCAGTTAGAGTCGGATTTGTTATTGATGGTAAATTTATTACAGCACATACATTTTTAAATGCAAATAATTTAGATACGGTTTATATGCAAACTGCAAACTTACCCATAAGATATGAAATAGAAACGACAGGGACGATATCTGGTGCAGCCGTATTACAACAAGTCTGTTCTTCTTGTATGATTGAAGGTGGTTATTCTCCACAAGGAGTTATTCAATCAGTTGGAACAGCTTCATTAAGTGGAGTGAATTTAACAACGGCTGGAACGTTTTATAATATAGCAACGATTAGAATTAAATCAGGACGACCTTACGCACTTATTATTCCTCAAGGTTTTATAGCTTCTGCTGTATCTAACTCTGATTTTGAACTACAATTAAGACAAAATGCAACTCCATCAACAGCGTTTTCATATACAAGTTATTCTGATAATGTAGAATATGATTTAACTGGTACTACAACTATTACAGGTGGGACTATTATAAATAGAACTTATTTATCTGGTAAAGGGGTTTCTATTGAAAACTTTGGAGATGGTTTTAATTTTGAATATCAACTTGGACAAACAATAGCAGGTGCATCTGACACACTAACTTTATGTGCTAAAGGTGCATCAAATGGTGATGATGTTGTGGGTTCATTAAAATGGTACGATACGACAAATGGCTAACATATATAAAAACGCATTCTACGATCCTAATACTACTGCAGCAGTGACAGTGTATACGTCACCGTCTAACTCACGTGCTATCATACAAAATATACAAGTAACAAATGAATCTGGATCAAAGATATTAAAAGCAAGTATTACTGATGCAACAAATACATCAACAATACAAATAGCTTATGCATCTATCTCTGGGCCTACAATATGTAATATAGCAAAAGGACCAATCATACTTGAGGAAAGTGATACATTAAATATTGAATGTAATACTACCAATTCAGTCTCAGCTGTGGTATCCATTCTTGAAATAAATAGATCAGATCAAAATGGCTAAACAAAAATTTACACACTACGTCCCTAGACCAAAACCTAAAAAGCGTCCTGGTCGTCATAAAAAAAGTCTTTCAAAAAGTGAAAAAAGAGACTATAAGAAATACAACCGACAAGGAAGATAATTATGAGTGATTTACCAAAAATACCTGCTGAAGCTAAAGAAATTATAAGACATAAAAGAACTGGTAAAATTTATGCAAGCAAAGCTGAGTTTGATGCAGAAGTTGCAGATCAAAGTGTAGATACAACTGCAGAAGATTTTAGACAAGACCTTGAAATAAAAGTTACTAGAGTTTCAATGGGTGCTAAAACAAAAAAGTGAAAGTAATTCAAGAAGATAATTTTTTTCCTCGATTAGATTTTATTTTACCAGAAATGAAAAAAATAAAATTATACACTAAAGAGGAAATGATGGCCTTAACTAATTCATCAGGAGAAAGCTGGCCAGGAACAAGAAGTAAACCTTTAATAGTAGAAAATATTTTTTTGCACGAATACCTATGCTATTTAATTTTTCAAAAAAAATTAATTGACGGAGGTTTTTGGAATATTAAAAGTCATTTACATTTAAGATTAGAAAAAGACGAATCTTTAGATTGGATACACAAAGACCAAACAGATTTATCTATTTTAGTATATTTATCTAAAACAAACTTAAATTCAGGAACTTATTTATATGACGAGAATGACAATATTGTTAATGATATAAAATTTGTTCAAAATAGAATTGTTATATTTCCTGGATCATTTGCTCATAAAGGTTATGGACATCATGGAAAAGATATATATGATGGCAGACTAACTTTAAATTTATTTTTAACTAGGGAGAAATAATGAAACCCAGAGGAGCCACTGAGCTACAGATGGAAATGCTGCACAAGCATGTTCCAAAAGAATTATTAGACCAAGTACAAATATGTACATCTGTACCTGGTAAAGTTCCAATCGATCCAAACAAAGTAAACATTCTTTGGCAAAAAAATTCATACGATCAACCAAACTTACAAGAATTTTTTGGTAATAAAGAAAGACATAAAGAATATGATTGGTATGTATTTAATTCACATTGGAACTATGAAAAGTTTAGATACTTCTTTGATATACCAGCAGATAGATCTGTAGTTATTAAAAATGGTTGCACATCATTTCCACAAAGAAGACCTTATGAAAAAGGACAACCTATAAAAATATTACATCACAACACACCGTGGAGAGGATTGAATGTTGTACTTCGTGCTATGCAAGAAGTAAAAAATCCTAATATTACATTAGATGTGTATTCATCTACACAGGTTTATGGAGATCAGTTCAAACAACAGAATGATGATAATTTTAAACCATTATATGAACAAGCAAGACAATTACCTAATGTAAACTATATTGGATATGAAACTAACGAATATATTTTAGAACATATGACTGATTATGATTTATATGTTTACCCAAGCACATTTGAAGAAACTTTTTGTGTATCTGCTTTAGAGGCTTTAGCTGCAGGTGTTCATGTTATTACTAATAACTATGGGGCGTTATATGAAACATGTTCTGAATGGCCTGTATATGTTAACTACACAGATAACTATGAAACGATGGCTAGAGATACCGCAGCTGCTATTGAAGTTGCAGCAAGTTATTTACATGAACCGTTTATACAAGAACACTTAGACGAACAACAAAAATTCTATAAACGATTTTATAATTGGAATAAAAAAGGAATGGAATGGGAAAGTTTTTTGAGAGGAGCCATCAATGAACGAAATAAAGCCTAGACCAAAACTAGTTGATGGAGTGAAGAATGTTACTCCTATGTGGAAAACGGACACCGGACAACGACCACCGGTTAAGCTAGAACTACAACAATCCCCTTACAGAATATTTGTTGCAACACCAGTACATGATCAGTGTTCTATTCACTATGCTCAAGGATTGTTAGAATTTCAAAAACTATGTTTTGAAAAAAATGTATTAGTGACCTTTCAAATAATGAAATCATCACTTGTTACACAGGGTAGAAATTTATGTGTGTCTGGATTTTTAGAATCTGATTGTACGCATATGTTATTTGTTGATTCGGATATTATATTTAATGCACATTCTATAT